GTGTGATCCCCTGGAGCGTGCGCTCTTTGAGCCACGCAACAGTGTAGATTCCGGACAAGGCGGCGCCTGCGAGGGCGCCGTCGAGTCTTCCAAACGTCCACCCGTGTGGGTTGATCAAGTTTCGCGGAAGCGAACGGGACCAATACCTCATCCAACGTCGAATGTTTCTACCGACCGTGATCACGTCTATCCTTGTCGATTGGATCGGACGTGCGATCGCGATACCGAAGGCACGTTTTGAGACGAACCTCATCATAAAACCTTGTGAGGCGGGGACAGCGTCGCCGAGTTCACCTCTTGAGTGAAACAGCGCCGTGTACTCCCGACAGTCTTGTTGGGCCCAGGACCAGGCCTGGAAGTTACTTTCAGTTGTCCAGACAGGCACTTGCGCGCCTGGTTGGGTCAACCTAACAGTAGCAATCAGTCTGGCCCTCCGCCCCGACAAAGACCCCACAAGGCCCTTACGGTGAGGCAGTCCTAAACCGCCTAACTCGCGTGGGAGAGAGATCGGGACTCCATTCTTTACGCAAGATTGGATCAAACCTCTCAGGTGGGCATACTTCCAAAGTAACCCTATGATGACGCGTCGAACACGTTTTGGCAATGACCAAACTTCACGGCCGACCATTCGGTCATGGCCAACGTGCACAACCCGTTTCACAGGTACCGTGCAGTGAGCACGCGGCGACCCAATCAAAAACAATCGCTCACAGAACACTCCTCCGGACCGTGACCAAAAGGTCTTTCCCTTGTTGACGGAAAAACCGAGGTCCTGGAGGATGTGCATGTAGCGGTAGAGCTGATCGGATCGGCCTCTGACGAGAGCGTCATCACCCTTGATTACGCAGGAATTTTCAAGTCCGGCTATGGATAAGGCCGCATAATGCGCGAGGCAAAGAGTCATCCAAGTTAATGGGTGACCCATGAGCCAACCGCGGCATGTAGTCTTCTTACCAAAATCCGGCCACGAACATTCGTGGGGTCCAAGGTGACGACAAATCTCATCGAGGCAAGTATTGTATTGTTCAATGGTGAAGGTACCTTCCTTCACATAGGGCGCGAGCACTCCTCCCCAAACCAATCGCGCTAGTGCAAACGGAGCATAGTCTGTAGCGGCCGTTAAGTCAGTCGAAACGACATAATGGTGCTCAGCTAGTGGCTCACGCATTAGCGTGATGGCTAGGGAATCTTCGTGCTCCTCGCCTTTGTAAGCAAGGCATTGCAAATTGCTTAGTACATTCCAGAAGGCGTCGCGCAGAACATGAGCGCGGACTTGCTCTTCACACGTACCAGCGGTTATCACTCTCACCTTGTGACCAAGCTCATAGACCGGGGAGGCCCGTACGTATGGTAAAACACGCTTGTTTAACGGCTCTAAGCCATTAATTCGCCAAATCATATCGGCTACATGCGCAGTCCTACCATAACGGACAGGATCCTCGGGCCACTTCTTGGGCGTTACAAGGTCGTCCCAGGGGCCCTTAACCCTCGACCACTTGCCACACCAGGCAAGGTAAGACATCGGGAACGAGTCTTTCAGGTCGAGCATTTGGCCACCCTTGTGACGGGGAGACTTTGCTGACGCAGACGTGAGAGGCCTCGCCGAGGACTCGCCGAGTTCGACTGACTTCATCGTCTTGTATATTACGTTTGTTACAGCATCACATCTGTAACGAGGTATTATAAAAGGCTCGGAAAGTAGAACCCGGCGATGCTCCTTAAGAGCGGCTGAGGCATCACGCCTGCACGGCAGTGATCGTGATAACTGGGAGATCCGGAAGTAAGCCTCTGGGCTCTGGAGGGCTCGACGAACTGAGCCGCCAAACGGCACGCGCAATTTCTGCGTCTCCAGGGCACCTAGTGACTTGCACCGGGCCCAATTAGCAATGTTCTTCAGCATTGAACATACTTCGGAGATGCCGCTCGCCGCAGCAATGCGGATGAGACGGCATCGGAATTCCTCTAACAGGCGCAGTGCACGCATGTGGTTTGGCTTCTTGGTGTTGAAGCCAGAGCCGACATGCGGAGCTGCAAGGGTTAGAGCTACACAGAAGGATTCCCAGCAAAGCTGGAGATCCTTACACAAGGGCTTGTCGCGACCCAACGTTGCGATTGCTCGCGTAGTCCGGCCACGTGCTGGACTATGTCTGAGACAACCCGTCAAAACACTCCTCGGAAGGAATATCCTAGGGGTACTATGC